AAGCCTTTCTATATCTTTTACATCCGTGTCGCAATATTGAGGCGTATAAAAGCCGAATTTCTTTTGGGTATTGGAAAAAACCACCATTGGATAGCAGATATTATCGGCTGTAGACTTATCCCATTGGCTTAATACGGCCATTCCTTTTGCGTGATTATGAAATATGGCCACAAGTTTATGGTTATTTTTTACATGAAGAAAATCAATAGCTGGTATGAAAAAGATTTGTCTGGGCTGACCCGACTTATTCTTTCCTTCTACCAAATAAAAACCCTTGTCATTTTGACATATAAAATGACAGATTTCGGTAGTCGGGCTATCCAACGACCTTTGAACTAATTCTTTTTTAATATCCATTTGAAGATGATTGGAACGGGTATTTTTGAGTGCCAGGAAATCCCCCAAACGGCAATACCCTACTATTACCGAATCGTAGGCTGCATGATTTGATACTTTTTCCACACGCATCTCTAACCCAATTTACAGAATCGTTACGCGGATCGGTGGTGGTTCCATCTACCATGCAAATATAGAGTATTTTAATACCATCAAAGCCGTCATCCGTATTACGACTTAACATTTTATATTTTTTACCCTCAATAAAAGTAGTATCTCCGCGATTGTATGTAAGGTCAGCGTTATATAAACCACGGTCGTTAAGTTGGGAGTGGGAAAAGAAACCAAGGCTTCTTAAATAATATACGTTTTCAATCTCCGCTGTTGACGCTACCGCATTATAAAATCTAGTGTCGTCCATTACTCCGCTAAAATGATCGACGTTAGAATCTTGTGTTGTCCCGACGTCTCCCCCTACTCCAGCATGGTCAAAGAAAGTCATGCCGAAACCATGAGCCCCAAGAGATGTTACCATTTTAGGAATTCGTTCGCTATCTGCTCCCGTAACTGAACCTGACGCTACAATTTTAGCATTTTCATATAAACGCACATTTCCTTCATTGAACGTAATTGCCGCATGTTGAAAATTATTATAGTCGATACGGTTGGGAGAGGCAAATATGGAGATGTCGTTTGTCCCAGAAACGTTTTTAAATTCAGTTTGTAATTTATGTGGTCCAACACCATCAGCGACATATCTTAATATAAAACCTCCTGTAGCGTCACCTATATCCATAACAGTTTGATAAGCCCTAGCGCCCCCCGTCACTTGTTGGGCTGTATCTCCAATCCCGCTTAAAGGGTATAGCCAACTCATAGCTGTAAATTTAGTCAGGTTATCGCTATGGGTAAAGTTGTCATAGACTGGGGCTGTATAATCGCCCGACGGGTTAATAAGAATCCCGCCGTCGTTTAATTGTATAGCGTAATCGCCTCTAAGCACAGGCGATGTTACTCCGCTTGGATATAAACCATTTGCGATTCCGCTGTATAAACCTGTGGTATTAAAATTAAATGCCGTTTGATTTTCGTAAGTTCCTCTATCAACTCTAGACCTGTCGCTAATGCCATCGTTAGCATAGTTTTCAGCGTCCAAGGTTAAAATGTTATACGAATCTATAGAATCTCCTTCTAATACATATATTTTATTATCTATATCAGCTATTGGAAACCCATTATATCTGCATCCGTGTCCCCTATATATGAATGGACAGAAAGACGAGTGGATACGGCGATTGGGGATTTTAATATTCTCAAGCTCCAAAGGTGTGACTAACTCAAATTCAACCTGAGATTTATTCTCTGATATAACGTGGGAAATATAAAACTTTTCATCAGCGAACCCAGCATTAGGATCAGCCGCGCCATATGGGTTTTCATTATCTGGGAAATTCGCGTCATCTAAAAATCTTGAGAAGGTTCTCTTTCTGACAACCTTACAACCGTTCATATTATTATACTTTCTTAATAAAGAAGATACTAGATATCCTTTATTAGGGACAACAATATGAGGTCTACTCATTGACGAGTCGCCTTTAATTTCCCAGTTGCTACCGCGAATATTAAAAGGTAAATATTCTATACTCTGCCAGATGATTTTAGTATCCACGCCATTTTGTCCCGCGTGTAAAGCAATGAAGCTATCTTCATCTTCTGGCCAGTTGTAATATATAAGAAAAAACTCCAACAATGAGGTCGGTTCCAAATCTAATAGGCTCCCAGCCATATCCTGCGTTAATCCGTGTGCCATACTTATATTATTACACTTTTCTCTTCATAGTGTAAAACTCTTCATGAAAAAGCTATTCTTATTATCATTACTATTCCTAGTGGGATGTGGAGATAGGTCAAATATAGGAAACGAAGAGATACAGTCTCCTTTGTCTCGTCATACCGCCGAAATATATTCGCGTATTATTTCAATAGAAGCTGATGGGGTTTTAGGTTCTGCAACAGGGACTACATTATCTATGGGCCAAGGCATTTCTCATAATTCTTGGTTGATTTTCGTAGACGATTGGGACAACACTCAGGTTGGAGATGTTGTTATAGCAGATCACGATGGAAAAAATCTTATTCATCAAGTTATAAGCAGGACTAATGACGCTATGAGAACGGCTGGGACTAATAATACGGGTACTGATATGGCCTCTGTTTATAGGGATGATTATCTTGGAACAATGATCGGTCAAATATATTATAGAAAAAAACTTGACAAATAAAGATGATCATGCATCATATGTGTCATGAAAGTCAAATTATATACCGCTTTAAAATCTAAAAATCGTTTAGCCTCTGAGGTTAAACGCTTGGCCGCAATATTTCAAAGGATTAATTGCTGGGAGGTTGGCAAAGAATCTAACCACGACCCGAAAAAGATGCTGACGGCCTATGAAGAAGCTGTCAAGAAACTTGTGAAGGTTAAGGCTGCGATTGCTAGCGCCAACACTGGTATCTATGAAAAGATAGAGAAAATGGCCGAATTAAAGAGTCAAATCGTTCTTTATCAAAGTCTTGATACCAAAAAGGGGATTTATAAAGAATCTCTTGGCGACTGGAGCGCAAAAACCACGGTGGAAGTCAAGTATGACTGTTACATCAACCGCGAGTCAGTTGACTCTCTAGTTAATGACGCCCAGAAGATGATTAATAATTTACAGGACGAGATCGACGAGTACAACGCTACTACAGAGGTTGAGTTACCTGATTAAAACTTTGGGGGAAAGGAGGCGAGTACGAATTAATTTGCAAACAACAATACTTTTGCTTTGCGCGCATCCATTGGATTAAGATTAAGATTAAGATAGCGAGTAGGGCTTCGGCCATTCAAAACTCAAAATTCTTTTAGTCACATCTTAAAGCTTAAAAGTCAAAACTCAAAACTCTTCGGCGAATTTTTTCAGAAAACTTCTAATCCCCCTCTATAATATAATGAAAAACGAACAAATAGTTGAAGCCTGTCTTATAAAGATGTTCCAGATGAATGGGATAAACGTCAGGAGTATTAGCGGGATTAAAAAGTGGGTTGATAGTTGCGACAATCCAAAAGTGTGGTATCAAGCCAAACCTTGGACCCAAGAACAAGACGATGAGTTTCGAAAATGGATGTATAAATTTGTAAAATCTAAGACCCGATGGTCTAAGGCCAAGGTTGACAAAGAAGTTATGTGGTTCTCTGTAATGTGGGGGTGGACAGCAAAATGACGAACACTGTAAAAGGCGTGGTGCTGGAAGTGTCTGATGATGAAATAGATGCCTCGATCAAAGCGCAGATAGAAAAAGAATGGGATGAGGAGCCGACGGCACTACAAGTATTAAAGGTTTTGGATAAAATGATATTTACCGCTGGCGCGTCGACTTTTTATTTAGTGGCGCTGCATGGTCTTATGAGCAACAGATTAAAAGAAGAGGACAAAACCTACGAAGAATTAGTTGAAGAAGCAACTTGGAGAAACGAAGAATGACAGGAGCATATTTAAGAGTAAAACGCGGCGATAAGTGGGAAACTATTGAAGTGGAACACCTTACCGAAGAAGAAATAAAAGAAAAATTCACGGGCAAAGATGAAGAATGCATTATGTGGATCAATTTTCTGTGCAAACAACTCAGGGAACAGGAAAGATTGCTGGACGAACTGGTTAAGATGGGTATTTTAGGACGAGAAGGTGAGGAATGAAAAATTACGAAAAACGAATTAGAGTATCAGGAGGCCGATATTATCCTGAAATTAAGAAATCATTTTTAATATTCTCATGGTGGGGAAGGGTTGATAAATACGACTCGATGGCTAGCGGCAGAATCAATTTTGATACCGAACAAGCGGCTCGGAATTATTTAGCGTTAATGTATCCAGAGAGTGGAGATAAATTTATTTATGTGAATTGTTTAGACCCCAAATACGAATCAAGAGGTAGTTATGTTCCATCGCCACTTCAAGTTTCTCCCCCTAAACCTCCCAAATGAAAACTAAAATTATAGTATTAGAAAGTCAATCTGGGGATTGGCAAGGGTTATATATCAATGGTGAATTGATAGAACAAGGCCACACTTTAGAAGAGGGCGAAAAATGACATTTATACAAGCAATAAAGAGAGCTTTCCCGTGGTGGTTAATTGCATTAGCATTTTCTTTCGCATGGGAAGCCGTGTTACATGACGAGCCCGACTTCGTGACTTCGTGGGCTGTAGCCAGCGGCTTTCTTGGCGGTATGACGTGGGTGTATTGGAAGGATTACGAAAAAAAATAAATGACAACTAATTATAAATCTTACTTTGCCAAAGTTGAAGAGGGTCCGCCAATCATTGAGCGAGTTAATTATTCCCCTACCAACCGCGAGAGATCGCGCTGTGCCAAGAGAACAAAGTTCTGGTGCAGTTATTGCGACGCTCAATTAGTCGCGCCTTTTGGCAAGTGTCCCAACTGTGGCAAGAGGGAGAATAGGAAAAAGATTAAAATTCCTATCGAAGAATAATTTATGAGTAATATAAAATTTTGTTTTAATGCGTTTGAATTACAATATCTTATAATGGTTGCCGAACGTAGAAATTGTGGCAAGCAGCCTAATGGAGTTGTAGATAAAAAATACGATCATCAGAATGATTTTTCTGTTAATTTGCATGGTGTCATGGGCGAATTTGCTACTGCTAAATATTTAGGATTAAAGTTGGACCATAGTATTTCATTATCTGGCGATGATAAAATAGGAGATTTAATGTCTAATCAAACTAGTATTCAAGTAAAAACAAACATGAATAGATGGAAACAAGTATATTTATATTTTAATTCTTTTGACTTGTTTAAAGCTAACGTCGCTGTTTTGGCTGTTATTGAGTCGGCAACCGAAGTTGGTTTGTTGGGGTGGATAACTCCAGAAGAATTTGAAAAACGCGCTACTATTAAAAATTTTAATTATGGTGATCGGGCGTGTGTTTTACAAGATTATCTTTTTCCTATGGGAAAATTGAAAAAACTTCTTGACAAATAGATTTTTTGTGTAAAGATATATTACATGATTATTAATAACAAGCCGAATAATATAAGAAAACCAAGGAAGAATTGGGGGCTTGTTGCTATATAATTTTTTTTACATAACAATATGGTATAGAAGCCTCCAAGATAATTCTTGGGGGCTTTTTTGTTCTTTGAAATATATGGTAGTAGGAAAGTCTGGTAATCCGTCACATTTGGGATGTGAAGATCGTTGGTTCGACTCCAACCTACCATACCAATTTATCGCGACATTCAGGGTGTGGTATGTAATATTACCCCGTAAGTCTAACCTGTTTGTCGCTTATTCTGGGGTGTAGCTCAGTTGGTAGAAGCGATTGGCCGTTAACCAATAGGTCGCTGGTTCGAGCCCAGCCTCCCCAGCCATTTTATGTGGGCATGTGCGTTGAGTCTGGCCGAAAACTCGTGACCTTTAATCACGCGGAGATATCTCCCACGTTGGTTCAAATCCAACCATGCTCACCAATTTGGTCGGTTAGTTTAAAGGTAAAACGGGTGGTTTATAACCGCTTAATGGCTTTGGTTCAAGTCCACCACCGACTACCATTTTTTTGTTCTTTAAAATAGTTTCGCATAATTCGTATATTTCATCTATGAGCATAGTATTTTTGAATAGATTTGCATTTTTAGTTAAGAGCCCACAATTTTCTAATGTAGAATTTCCCCCTTTAGATATTGGGATAATATGATCTAAATGATAAGACGCGGCATTGTTTAGGTCGATAGTTTCACCCGTGAGATAACAGCGGGGGTTATTATTTATTTTTTCCATAAATTCTTCTACTGAAAAAGACTTTGTTTTTATTTTATATAATTTTCTTTTGCGCGAATTAGGAAATAAGAAACTGTGTATTTTTGTCGCCAAAGTGTTTTTTCTACGCCATTGTTTATTTCTTTTCATAGTTTTCTTTTTTACTGACTCATTTAGGTGATAACTGATAACACCTTTTGAACAATTTAATTCTTGGCTAATTTGATTATAGCTTTTGCTTTGTTTCTTTAATTGTATAATATTTTCTCTTAATGTCATAATATATAATACACAGTTTAAATTATTGTGTGAAATTTGAACCAACCAATGCTCTCATAGTGAAATGGATTTATCACAGGAGGATTCTACCCTCTTATTCTAGGTTCGAATCCTAGTGGGAGTACCATTTTCTTCTTGACTTGCCAGCTAACTTGTTCGATGCTTGTTTGACATGGGGAAAAAACCTATAAAAACAACAAAAAAACAGATACTCCGTTGGTGTTCTGAAAATGTATATGAAGTTAATTACGGGGTAGATTGGGGGGATTTATATGATTATCAAAATGATGAAATCATTGAGGACAGGTGTTTCCGCTGCGCTTATGTAAGACAAACTGAAAGGTGTCATGTTGTTCCAGAGTCGTTAGGCGGGGAGGACAAACCCTCCAATCTTAGATTATTATGCCCCGAATGTCATGTAGAAGCTCCTAATGTGAATGATCCCGACGCTATGGACGATTGGATTAGGAGAACCAGCGTCGGGTTTTATAATACTTTTTGGGCTTGTAGGAGGATTTATCAACGATTAAAAGAAGAGTGTGGGATAGAAGTTTCTTGGCACTTTGGAGAAGGAGTGAATGCGTCTTCGTTATTATGGATTCAAGAACAGTTAGAAAAGTTTGCTACGGAAAATCCAGAAAAGGTGGGTTCTATAATACACGAAGAATTGATGGGTGAAGCTTTAAAATATTCTCCACCATGTTGCAAAAATGCTTGACAACCTGTAAGAAATCCTTACAAGTATAAATATGAAAACGGAAGACCATTAAGTAAAAGGGCTTGGTAATATGAAAGACATAGTAGTAAATGGAAAAACATATCCGATGTGGCAACAATTTGTGCAGAGGAAGGACGAGTGGATTGGGGGGATACTGGAAGACTTTGGCGATCCTATGGATCGGGCTATGGGATACGAAGGTTACGTCAAAAAGATCACTAACATCAGGTTAGAACCTAATGGTGAAACCAGCGCGATGTTCTCGGTAGAATCAGACGAATTTAATTGCGGATTTGATGTTGAATATGGCGGGGTTGTCGCTGGTGAAGAAGGATGGTTGACGTTCT